ATCATCGAAGTAATCGGGATTTACTATTATATCCTAAACGGAAGCCTGCCATGACCAATGACAGGTTGATTATTTCACTCATAGATGTGAGTGATAATCTTTCCATAAGATATAATAGAGTGGTTGGAGATGTGGGACGGCTAGCAAGACCGTCGGATTGAGATGAACGTAAAATCAACTCAGCAACGAAAGTTACTGAGCCCGTCTGACCAATTTTCAATAATGAAAATGGTAGACGGTTCATCTCAATCCCATTGATGTAGAACTTAGACAAGAAATCATTTAACCATACTTTCTCCCCGTCGGGAGCAGTACTTGGTATAAACGATTTCTTGTCTGAGATAGCGATGGATAATTCCTCCATGAGTTTGCGATAGCTTGAAGCTAAACGCTCATCAAAGAGGATTATATCATCGCCTACTATCCCATATTGAGATAGTACTACATCAATACCACGCCCAATACGCTGGCCAGCTATCCATACACAAATGTGATGTGATAGTGAGAATACAGCTCAGGATGAATAGGCACCCATAGGTTGTCCTATTATATAATCCAAGAGTACAATTCTCCCTGATCCTAGCTTATAGGATCAAGGGCCAGAACGTATACACTTTCTTCATGATATACCAAAATTTGATCCGAAAACTTGGTTCAATAAATGAACCTGGAATTCGATAGGGAACAAGTCAGTGGCTGACTTCAGATCATATGACCATGATGGTTTTCCAAGCCATTTACCAGAAACCAATTCCCTGCGGAATTGGTTTTGGTCCATGGTATAGTCTGAAGGTAGGCTCTCAAGCAAACTAAATATCTCCCTATGGAGAGGATATAAAGCTTGTTGAGCTGCAGCCGATGGAATAGCGAATACTCGCTGTTTTCCACCATATTCCCTGAGGACGCATAAGCGTCCGACTGGGAAACCTGACTTGACCCTAATTGTAGGAATAGCAGCATAACGATAGTACACTGAAAGGTCAGTGTTATTAATTAACCATTCAGTGGACTTATCCTTATGCTTGCTAATTATAGCCTGTACTTTGGCTATATCGGATGAGCTAAGCTCACCTTTAATTGAAGGTCTCTCCAAATTATGGAGAGAAGTCTTCAAAAAGAAAGGCGGCTCATCCTTCCTACAAGATCAAAATGGTCGGTGGTTTTCATCTCATGTACGCCTTGCAAAGCGTACATGTGCCTTACTAATTGGATCAGTGGAATACCTGCTCCATTGGAAGGCACCACCTGCGGAAGATGTTCATAAATATGGCATCTTACCGCAGAATGGAGGAAAACCATCAACCATGCGGTTAAATCACATAGCTATAGAACGTTTTCTAGTTATTTTACGACTAGAAATACGT